TATTGATGGTTGTCATGATTATGATATTGTATTAATTGATTATTATAATTGTGTTGATGCATTGAATCAACAAGGCATTCTTGTTTTAGATGATTCTAGTTTATATGAAGATTTTAATTACCCCAATACATTTAAGGGACACGAAGGCCCTTCAAAAGTCGTTCAAAATTTTATTAAACCCGAGCTTGATAATTTCTTAGCTGTCGGACATAACAATTGTTTTAGGATTCCTAATTATGAGTAAAGTAACTATTATTACAGCAACAACTGGATCTGCATATTTAACAAAAAATATACTATCCGTTCAATCACAAACATATAAAGATGTGCAACATTTAGTTGTTGTAGATGGCGAAGAACATGTCATGAAAGTCGCAGAACAACTGGACATGCTTAATCAACCTAATATTGATTTACTAATTCTTCCATATCCAACAGGCACAGAACAATATAATGGTCATAGAATTTATGGCGCAGCTACTTATTTGGCTAAGGGAGATTATATTTGTTTCTTAGATGAAGACAATTGGGTTGATCCTGACCATGTTAAAAGCTTAATGTACACTATTAAAGATGGCGGATTTGCGTGTGCTCTTAGAAAGATTGTTGATTCAAACGGTAAGTTTATTTGCAACGATGATTGCGAATCTCTTGGTAATTGGAAATCTGTTATTAATGATTACTTTGTAGATGTAAATTGTTTCTTTTTGCCAAAGCCGTTAGCATTAGAACTATCACCTATTTGGTATAGACGTGCAAGACATCCAGACGATCAACCTGAAGTCGATCGAGCATTGACAAACGCACTAAAAGATAATAAAATAGAGTGTAATGTAACTGGAATGTATTCTGTTAATTACAGAGCAGGCAATAGAGCAGATTCGGTTCAAGCCCAGTTTTTTAAACAGGGCAATGAAATAATGAAACAACGATATAATGGAGATTATCCGTGGCGGAAATAGACTACAAATATAATGAAGGTGAATTGATTAAAGAGTTTCAAGAATATATTGATTCTACATATGGTCAACACTACTCAATGAACAGATTTCAAGCAAGTGAATTTATTATTGACAATGGACACGGTGTTGGTTTCACCGCAGGCAATGTCATGAAATATGTTCAAAGGTACGGAAAAAAAGCAGGAAGGAATAGACAAGACCTACTAAAGGTGTTACACTATGCATTGATGCTTTTATATGTACATGACATTGAAGTTGAAGAACCAACGGCACATCGTGAACCAATTGAAAATTTTGTGCCACATCATCCAGTTTAAAGGAAAAATATTATGCAAATTAGTAATGAAACAATCCAAATTTTGAAGAACTTTGCTGCGGTAAACAGCAATATTCTCATTCGTAAAGGCAAGACTTTGTCTACAATCAGCACAGCAAAGAACATCTTTGCTAAAGCAACAGTAGCAGAAGACTTTCCCGTTGAGGTTGCGGTGTATGATTTAAATTCATTGTTAGCATTGTTGACATTGATGGAGAATCAAGATGTTGAGTTTGGCGAGAAGTCATTGACTATCTCTAAAAACAATGGTAAGTTTGAGTACTTCTATTCTAACGCAAACGTAATTGTTGCGGCTCCTGATAAGTCTATTGAGATTGATAATCACTTTCAATTCCAATTGTCAGCAGAAGATGTTAACATGATTATGAAGGCAGCTAATATTACAGCAGCCCCTACAATTTCAGTAACAGCAAAAGACGGTACAGTTGTATTGACTATCGGTGATAAGAAAAACGATACAGCAAATACTTATAAGAAAACAATTGGTGCAAGTGACGAGTCATTTGAATGCCATATGTCTGTAGACAATTTTAAAATTGTCCCTGACGCCTACACAGTAACAGTATCTAAAAAGAAATTGTTCCACTTCCAGCATGCTACAAAGGCATTGGAATATTTTATCGCAATGGAACCCGATTCGGTAGTTTAATATGTTTAAACAATTCATACACGATGTCCATTCTCAAAATGGTGAGGATGGTATTATAGCTAATATTCTGACTCGATTGCCAACTTCTACATTAACTAAATGGGCGGTAGAATTTGGAACATTGGATGGCAAGATATATAGCAATACTCTTAATCTAGTAAAACAGGGCTGGCATTCTGTTATGATTGAGGGCGATCCTGCGCAGACTGAAGCATTGCACAACACTGCTAAAGAATTTCCTACTATCATTCCAATTATTGCATTTGTTGCAAGAACTGCTGAAGAAGAAAATTCTTTATTTAATTTACTTAAAACTACAGATGTCCCAGAAGATTTTGATGTGCTTTCTATAGATATAGACACATATGATTCTGATGTATGGGAATCTTTTGTGGGGTATAATCCTAAGATTGTAGTTATTGAAATTAATAGCGATACCCCAGTAGGGGTACATCATCGACACGTTGAAGGTGCTATCTCTGGAGGAACATCATTTAGCGAAATGTTAAATGTTGGAACTAATAAGGGATATACTTTAGTATGTCACACTGGCAATTGTATCTTTGTTAGAAATGATCTTATTAGTCATTTAGGAATGCCTCAAAATTTATTGGATAATCCCAATTCATTATTTAAGGGACCGTGATACTGGTTGGACCTGACGGAAAGCTATACGTCAAAGAGAATGACATTTGGCGTAAAATTTAATATTATGGAGTTATTATTATGGATATTCGTGAACAAGAGTTTTTGTGGGTTGAGAAGTATCGCCCACGCACATTAGCCGATTGTATTCTTCCTGCAGATCAAAAGAAGATCTTTCAGGAAATGCTCTCTAAAGGAGAGATTCAAAATATGCTATTGTGCGGTGGCGCAGGCATGGGCAAGACCACAATTGCCCGAGCATTATGTGAAGAATTACAAACAGACTATATCATCATTAACGGCTCAGAAGAATCCGGTATTGATGTTCTTCGTACAAAGATTAAACAGTTTGCTTCTACTGTATCATTCAGTGGTAAGCCGAAGGTTGTTATTCTAGACGAAGCTGATTATTTGAATCCCAATTCTACTCAACCTGCTCTTAGAGCATTTATGGAAGAGTTCTCATCGAATTGTAGATTCATTTTTACTTGTAACTTTAAGAATCGTATTATTCCTCCGCTTCATTCTAGAACTGCGGTAGTTGAATTTAAGTTGCCAAAGGCCGAGAAGCCAAAGATTGCAGCTGCATTCTTCAAGCGTGTTCTTGAGATTCTCAAGCATGAGTCTGTAGAAGCAGATGATAAAGTTATTGCTAAAGTAATTGAAAAACACTTCCCCGATTATCGTCGTATTCTAAATGAATTGCAGCGTTATAGTTCTTCGGGCAAAATTGATGAGGGCATTCTTGTCAATATGGGTGAGATCAATATGCAAGAACTCACTGCTGCACTTAAAGATAAAGACTGGAAGAAGATGCGTACTTGGGTTGTTAATAACATTGACAATGACCCACAGACTTTATTTCGTAAGTTCTATGACACTATGAGTGATAGTGTGGTTCAAGTACCACAGCTTGTTTTGTTACTTGCAGACTATCAATATAAATCAGCATTTTGTGCAGACCAAGAAATTAATCTTGTAGCTTGTTTAACAGAGATTATGGCCTCGGTAGAGTTTAAATGATTGAATTATTAAAACCTACATTTGATTGGATTAAACATGATTACACTAGTAATAAGTTTCGTTTTTGCGTGGAGTTGTTTGCTTGGGCTATTAGTATTGGGTGTTCAATTACCATGGCTCTCACTGTCCCCAATCCGCCCTTACTTTCTCTGTACCCTATATGGATTGTCGGCTGTGGTATGTATGCTTGGGCTGCTTTTACTCGCAAATCTTTTGGCATGCTGGCTAACTACTTGCTATTGGTAACAATAGATTCAGTCGGATTGATAAGGATGTTAACATGAGTTTATTTGGAACCCCTGTTGAAAAACCTGCAGAAGTTCCATATAAGGCTCCTGCAATTTCACCCTTTGACTTCATTAATGCTATTCATTACAGTAAAGATAACCTTATTGTAGATGATTGGTCTGAGAAACAATACAACCCGTTTATTATTAATAAAGGACTATCTTACGGACACGACACAGTAATCCCCGCAAATGAGATGAATTCCCGCCCACATCTTGAGAAAAAGATGCAGTTTTCGTTTCTTATAAATACTATTAGGCCCCGTAAAAGATTCAACAAATGGATCAAAGCGGACAAACTTGAATCGATCGAAGTAATTAAAGAATACTATGGATATAGCACAGAGAAAGCCCGCCAAGTACTCCCCCTCTTTGACGACTCAAAATTAGATTATTTAAGAACAAAACTAATAAAAGGTGGTCGTAATGGCTGAAGATATTTTTCACATTGATTATCCGGGATATACTCCGTTAGAAGTAACCCTTGTACAACCTGACGATTTTTTGAAGGTCAGGGAAACACTTACACGTATAGGTGTAGCTTCTAGAAAAGATAAAGTATTATATCAATCTTGTCATATCCTACATAAACAAGGTAGATATTTTATTGTACACTTTAAAGAACTATTTGCGTTAGATGGCAAGTCTGCAGATCTAACTGAAAACGATTTACAAAGACGTAATACAATTGCTAAATTGTTAATAGATTGGGGTTTAGTGCAGGTCATTAATCAAGATAAGTTTACAGATTTGGCGCCATTATCGCAGATCAAAGTAATTGCTTTTAAAGATAAAAATGAATGGTCTCTCCAAACAAAATATAATATTGGTAAGAAAAAACAAACTACAGAGCAGTAATCTGTATAAATAATTATATCCCCGGGATGGGAAACGCAGCAACCGGTGTGGGCTGTATAAACCAGAAGCCGAACTAATTTAAGTCCCACTACCTTGGGAACGTCTAAAGCTGGCACAACGTATGGTGCCCCTGTAGTCAGTAAGCAGGATCACGCTATGCCTTCGGGGTAGCAAAATTATAAACTCGCTTAATAGGAGAACTATATGTTTTACGCAAACATGGCTATCGATTCAATTCAAGACGCCAAAATCAACTTCCTCAAACAAAATGTTAAGGAAGAATCCCTTAAAAAACCCCTAGTCGATTTTGTAGAAGCACAACGTGTTTTTACAAAGCAAGTTGCTAAGTCTACCAACGATGTAATGAACATTGCTGCAGAAACTTTTGCCAATTCGATTTCTGGTATAACAAATAAAAAGGGAGATACAAAATGACATTTGTTAAAGATGTATTTGGTCGTGATCTGTTCAAAGACTTTGACAAACTATATGTAGGCTTTGACGATCAATTTAATAAGATGGCAAAAATTCATGATGATCTAACAAAGAGCATTCCAAATTATCCACCTTATAATATTAAGAAAACTGGCGATAACACTTATGTTATTGAAGTTGCTGTTGCTGGATTTGCGCGACAGGATATTGAAATTGAACTTGATAATGGTAAGATGATTATTAAGGGCAACGTACATAATACAGACGCAGAAGAAAGCTTCTTGTTTAAAGGTATTGCTAATAGAGCATTTACCCGTACATTTGCACTTGAAGACCAGATTGAAGTTAAAGATGCTGAAATGTTTAATGGTATGCTTAAAGTATGTTTGGAAAGAATTATTCCAGAACACAAGAAGCCAAAGAAAATTGAAGTTAAAGATGCCGAAGCAAGCACAAAGCCTGCAAAGAAATCTAAACCACAATTGCTTACAGAAGATCCTGTAGAAGCTAGGTCGCTATAATGAATAATGATCTAAAAGAATTTGAAGGAGTACATGTTCCTTCAATGAAAGACTTTTGGTCATGGGTTGGAAAAGCATTTACCCCTTCATATCAAAAAGAAATTGATATGTATTTGAAAGATTCTGTAGATCATAAAGATCTAGAAACCAGAATGGCTGTACTAATGAGAAGAGGTTTAATATGAAATTCATTAAAGCATTTGTAAAAATCGTACATGAAGTACGACAACGACTGGCTAACCGCAGGAATAAATATCCTGGAACGGGTTCATAAGAACACTAGGGCTTCGGCCCTAGTTGTCCAATAGTATTGATTATAAATAAAAAAGATGTTATAATGTAATTGACATGGAGAAAAAATGGCTACTAAAATTTTAAAATTAATTTCGGGTGAAGAGATTGTTGCTGATATTACAGTTGGTAAAGAAGAATATACATTAAATAAACCCTTTCATCTAACTATGGCACGGGATCCAATCAAACCCGACGGGGATTTGCAATTGGCATTGTTCCCATATGCACCGTATGTACAAGATCATACCTTACACATTAACAAAAGTCATGTGATTTGGATTGAAGATTCCCATGCATCTATGATTAAAGATTATGCTCGTGCATTATCAGCATTATCAATAACAGATGTTAATGCAAAATAACGTATGAAAAAACAATTGAACGGCCCTGTTGTTTATATTGATCCAAAAACAGGGCTAGCGGTATGTGATTCTGAAAAATGCAAAAAGAAATTCACAATAAATAAATATTCTGTTAAAGAAACAAATTATAAATGGTCAGGTGGACCTGTTATACATAAGTTTTTTTATTCGTTATGTGAAGAATGTGGCAGAAGCAACTCCACTAGTAAAGACAAAGGCCTAACAGGTCAAAGTTTTAGACGTGGTACTATGAATGCAGGTGTTGATCCTGAAATTAAGGAGAATGAATTATGAGCGACAAAAAAGTAACAAACTTTAAAAAACGCACCAAGCAAGGTGGTAAAGCAAAAACATCGTCAATGAATAAAACTCAGAAACGATCACATAAAGCGTATAGGGGTCAGGGCAAATAAATGAGCGGAAAAGGTAGTAATCCAAGACCATATAGTGTTCCTTTAGAAACATTTGGTAATAACTTTGATGCTATATTTCGTAAGAATAAAAAATCAGATAAAGAAAAATTTGATGACGCTCTTATGAAAAACGAATACTATGACCAAGAAGAAATAAAGGAAAAAAATGACAGTTAGTACAAAATTTACATACAAAGATATGCCAACAACGGGCCTAACAGGGTTAGGCGGTGACGGTGGCGGTAGTGGATGGTCTGGAGACAGTGATATTGATTTGTTGATTGAGGCAACAGGCACATCAGCAAAGCATGAAGCATTGGAATTAAATGTTAACCTTGCAGATTTAAACATTACTAAGGGACAGCATGAGACGTATGTTGTCACACATAAAAATATTGATGATGTTGTCTTAACAATGAAAGATGTTGAACGTCTTGTATGTACAGATAAAGCATTAGCATTAGATGTTAATGGCGAAGCAGGTGAAGTATATTCTTTGTTAGCAGCTGGCTTAGGGCAAGCTGACGTAACTCCTGCATTGTTAGGTATTGGTCTTGCATTAAAAGATGCAGGCAAATCTGATGTAGAACTTGCACAAATGATACTTGACTCTGCTCTTTATAAACAAGATGCACTTGGTTCAAGCAACGAAACATTTGTTAAGCATGTATATAAAAACCTTACAGGCGAAACAATTTCATTAGCGGACCTTACAGTATTTACAGGTTGGCTAGATCGTAACGAAGTAACACAGGCACAATTGCTTGAAACTGCTTCAAATCTAGAATCATTCAGAGATGCAGATCACATTAATTTAGTTGGTGTAGTCGATACTGGTCTTGAATACATTCCATATAATTTGGTATAAATAATTAATACCGCGGATTAGTGAAATGGTATCACAAAGGACTCATAATCCTTAGTTCCTAGTTCGACTCTGGGGTCCGCAACCATTATGAAAAAAATTATATTATCACTGCTACTAGCTGTATCTACAATTGCTTGTAGTAAAGAAACAAACAAACCCGTTTTGTGTATGGAAGCAAAAGAGTTGTTTGATGCAATTTTTGAGGAATATCGTGAGACAATACTCATGGTATTTGACCAAGATTCATTTCCAAATAAAATTGTTTTAACAGTTAATCCTGCAACAAAGACATGGTCATTAGTCGAATATAATACTGAGATAGCTTGTTTGCTAGGCTCAGGAAATAATTATAAGATAATGGGTCGTGTACCAAGTAAAGATTACTTATGAAGTCTATACTATTATTGGCATTACTTATAACGGGTAATGCCTTTTCTATGACAGTAACTGCTCATTCGTGGCTTGTAGCTGACGGCAATGGCAAAATAATTCAGAGTGAACGTGTTGAAGAATCTCGTTCAATAGCCAGTATCACAAAACTTATGACTGCAATGGTTGTAATTGATGCTGGACAAAATCCAAAAGAAAAGATTGGAAAATTTACAAGGGAACAACATATACAGTTAGCTCTTGTTAAATCTAGTAATGAATCTGCTATTTTATTGTGTGACAAATATCCAGGTGGTAAACCAAAGTGTATCCGGGATATGAATGAAAAGGCAGTTGCTCTTAATATGCCTAATACTAGATTTGTTGAGGCTTCTGGATTGAGTCCAATGAATATTAGTACTGCTAAAGATTTATTAGAATTGACCTTAGCTTCAAGCTACTATCCCGAAATTGTTGAAGCAAGTAAAACCTCACAAGTAAAAATTCAGATTAAAAAGAAATGGTTCTTCTTTAATAATACTAATCCCATTATTGGAAAGAGACACAATTTTATTGTAAGTAAAACTGGAACAACAACTGCTGCCGGTGGTTGCATCGTTATGATGATTGATACCGATATCGGCAGACGTGTCGTTGTTGTTCTTGGAAGTAAAAACGGTAAGACCAGAATTCCCGAAGCGGAATTTATCGCACTTCGGAAATACCAATTAGAGAACGATAGGAATCCAGAGCCATAATCCTTGGCTCATTAGTAGTGCAGCAAATGCACCTACTACAATACTTGCAGTATATAATGCAGGGGCGACAGCTAAGATACTAGCTGATAATAACACAATAGCAATTTGAAATGCTGAACCGGCAAATGTCATCCAAGGCCCAGACTTTCGAATTTCATCTCGCTCTGCTTCGAGTGCTTTTGCTTTAGCAAATAATTCTTTTTTGCCTTCACCTGTTGCAGGCTCAGATTCATATCTATTAATTTTAGCAGTTAACTTATCTGCCTTCTCAAATTGTTTTCTTTCAATTGCATCATCTCTAGCCATTTCAGCAAGAGTTTGTTTAATAGATTTTGCTTGAAAGAATGCCCAAGTATCATTTGCTTTGATTGTATTGTTTAATACTTTAGAACTATTGCCTGATGCAATATAGGTATTAATAGCTAAAAGAGCAGCAAGTACAGTAATTAACCAACCGGCTTTGTCTTTAATTAGTGCTTCTCTTTCGCTTCTGCTAAGAGGTTTCTTTTCTTCTGTCATATTACATCCTTTATTTTTTAGCAATCATTGCTTGTATTTTTTCTTGCATCATTTTAGCCCAAAATGGTTGTGGAAAATTCCAACCTATAAATGCACCTACTGCTATCCAAAGTAAAATATCTAACATAATTTTCTCCTTTTTTGTATTTATTATCCTGATAAAAATCTACCTATTAACCCATTAACAATTCTATCTGACAAATCGTCTGGTAAGAATTTTAAAAATCCTAAAAAATATAGTGCAACACTTCCATAAACAAAAATTTTCAAACACATGTCAAAAGTCTTTTGATATTCGTTCATCTTCCGCACCTATTACCTGTTTGGCAAAACTGCATTAGTTCATATCCACCTATAAACAATACAAATAAAACAAATGCAGCTCCACCAATTACCATGGCCCATTCGTTTAATTCTTCTTCTTTTTGTTTACGTTTACGCTCTTGGTCGTTGAACATTCTTATATCATTAGCATCGTTTGCATCCATTTCTGCTTGACGGGCTTTGATCTTATTCCATACGTCAATCTTGCCTGTTTGCATAAACAACATTTTAAGTTCTTCTTCAAATGCTCTGGCCTGTTCTAATGCCATTTCAATCTGAAGTGCGGTTCCCATGTTGGAACCTTTCTTAGATTTTTTAGCCTCCATTAATGCTTTAGTAGCAGTACTCTTAGCATCAAACATCTTGCCAATCATAGGAGCAAGTGAACCTAAGTCATTGGCTACTTTACTAGCCTTTTTAACCATGCTTATTGCAGACTGTATACCTGCAAGTGCCGTTATTGGATCTATCATTTTTGTTTACCTTTTTTTTCTTCTTTTTCTTTTCTCCACTCAAGGCAAATCACTTTTCTATTATAGACATCTCCACCCCATGTCCATCGTATACATTCTGGTTTTTGAATGTACATATACATAGCAAGGGCAGTAGCAAACATTATTTATTCGCCAATGGATTATCAATAGCTTTTTGAATTTTATTATCAACTTCCTTCTTCAACACTTCAACTTCTCTGCTAATCTCTCTACGAGCATCTGCCATTTCTTTACGTATAGCATTTACTTCGCCTCTAGCCTTATCCAAATCTTCTCTCACATCTTTGCGAGCCTGGCGCATTTCTTGCTCCGTCTCTCTTTGTGCTAATTTAACACTGCGCTCTACCTGTTCTGTAACTGATTCATTACGACGAATATCGTTCTTTAAATCAGTCTTAATATCGCGAGTATAGTCTGCGCCCTTTTGGCTATTCTCTTCGATTACTGCTAAACGTTTATCAAATTCTGATAGATCAGGCGCAGCATAACTTGCGATCTTCTTTTTCATATTAATGTAATCTTGGTAGAATTCAAATGTGCCGTACAATCCACCTAACGCAGATGATACGATACCTGCGGCAATCATTAACTTCGCAGGGGTAAATTCATATCCCCCGATACTAATAACAGTATCTTTGCTTGCGTATTTTTTAGCTGCCGCTTCTAATTCGTCAACTTTTGCGTTTAAGTTCTTACCTTCTTCTGCCATTTTTGTCTCCTGCTTTTGTTTGGCTAGATACCATTCGTACCCATTCTTTTTTGGCTTCAAGATCATCTATAGCATTTTGTACTTTTTTACTGTTTTTGTTTATAATACTTGTTGCTGATAATCCTAGCCCAATTCCTATAATCATGTGAGCAATATACCACATATTATTCCACTACTTATATTGTTGATCAACCATTTGTTGATGTAATCTATCAGAACTCATTTGTCTTAATGCTCTAACATTATCTACGGTCTTTTGATTTTTATAAATTTCTTTTGGTGCATAGAATGCAACATCCGGTATCATAAAGAAATATTGTGAGTAATTTGCAGGTTGTTTTGCAATTGATTCTATTGTTATATTGCCTGCCAACTCGTTGTTATCTACATTCTTTTTAACACTATCATTTTGCTGAGAGTTATCATTCATTTGAGGCATGAACGGTTTAGATTCCATTGCAGAATCTACTGCATTTTTATGCCCAAATTTTATTCCCTCAAGCATAGGTATTTCAACTTGCGGTTGAGATAAAGCCCTTGTGGGTGCAACTAAACTATATGATACTTGAGGCGTGACCATTGCCACAGTAACTTCCTGCCTTGTAGTATTTTGATAACTACTTTGTTGAGTAGTTGTTCCTGTAAAGTTTAATGTATTTGATTGTGAACTAACACTGCTATTAATTGATTGTTGTATTCTTGCAGCATTAGATGCATTACTTGATTGCTGATTACCTTGTAACGACACCATTGAACTTTGTGTTTGTGTAAATGATGATTGTGTTCCTGCCGTTTGTGCAGTAGCAGTTGATCCGCCAGCAGTGCTCATACTTTGAGATTGCATATCACCTGCAATTTTTTCAGCTTGTTGCTTTGCTGTTTCTCCTGCAGAAAATGCTTGAGCATCAGCCGATTGTACTACAGATTTTTCCAATGCAGATGTTTTATCCTGATTAGAACTAATCATATTAAGAACTGAAGATAAAGATACCGGAGAACTTTTTCCACCGCCTCCAGAATCTGCTACCTCACCTGCTCTAGGTTGCTGATTATTTGCAGCCGGTTGCGATGCAGCTTGTTGCGGTGCTGGGCCAGCAGCAGGTGCACCGGGTTGTATAGGCCCTGGTTGCGTTGGAGAAGTAGAGCTATCCGGTAAAGGCTGACTTCCAGGTAATGGGGTACTACCTGGTGGAGGTGCAATTCCAGTTGTTGTAATTGTGACATTATCAACTGTAGTTTGAACTCCTGTTGGTGTTGGTTCTGCAACTATTGTAGTCGGTAGTGGTTGTGGGGTCAATTTAGCAAGTGCTTCAAAATAACCAGAACAAGTTGGACTACTTAATACATTAGTCGCACATGGGTCTACAGAATATTTTAAACTAAAACTTACATTATAAATTTCAGGACCATATGGACCCGCCCAAAAGTTATTGTCTCTTCCGACAAAACCATATTGAACACTTCCTAAATCTTTAGATGCGAAAGGACTATTAAATGTTTCGGAATAGTTAAATGTTGTCCAGTTAAATCTAGAATTTAAATCATAGTTTTTATTGAATACTGTAGAACCGTTTGCACCATATAAACTGACATAAGCAGTAAGATAGTCCATTCTTCCATCATCCCACCCATTTCCGTTCTTAGCAGTAAATCCAAAATTATATCCGTTTACTGAAAGTCCAGTTCCTGTGTTTGGTAGAATATTTGCAATTGTTTGCAGCTGATACAAATTGGTCATACCATAAGAAAAGTTAATGCTATCTCCCGGACGAACAATTGGATTTGGCCCACAATAACCTGGATCGCCCCAACCCCAACAAGTGAGATTGTTCTGATAGACGCCATTTACCCAAGGTGTAGGTCCACCTTGAGGAGTTGTTTGGACAATATTTCCTGTGGTATAGACTTGACCTGGCTCTGGTGTTTGCGCTTTACTTGAAAGCAGCGTGAACAAGAACGCCAAGCAAAGAGCCGAAGCCAATGTTTTTAGCAGTTTCATATTTGTCTTCTTTAGGTCGTTGTGGGATTTTATCTTTATTATCTTCCCATGCAAGTTTAGCTTGTTCACCAATCTTACCCTCAATCGGACAAGGTGTTCCAGCATTCATCATTGCGTTAAACACTCGCTCATCCTGACACATGACTGCTACTGCAGCAACTTTCATTCCCATATCATAAAGGGTCTTAGAAAGTTTTAATCTTTCACAATTTAAATCTCTTATTGTTCCGCCAGATGAAACACCAAATACTTGTGTTTGTACTGAACCAGATGATCCTGTACTACATAGATCATTGTTTCCGCCACTCATCATTGTAGGTGCAACTGCTGTTGGTGGAGGCTGAATTACTCTTTGCGTAATAACAGTTTCGTTTTTATTGATATTAGTTACTTCACCAGAATTTATGTTCTGATTAATGTTTGCATTTTGATTCACATTATTATTTGTGCTAACACTTTGCGATGTAGAAGTACTGATATTACGATTAGTCATGTCTCCCGTATTCACATTGTTATTTGTGTTTGTAGAAGTACTTACATTATTATTTGTTGCTGTACTAACATTGTTATTATTGTATGTCATTGTACCAGTATTTTCATTTTTATTAACATTGGTGCTTGTGGATGTACTTACACTATTGTTATTATTGTTGAATGTCTGAGTACCACTATTTATATTGTAATTTGTATTGGTGTTAGTATTGTTACTTGTAGATGACGATGTATTCTGATTGACATTTGTTAATGTGCCAGAATTAACATTATTGTTATTATACGTCATTGTACCAGAATTGACGTTATTGTTATTAAGCGTCTGTGTTCCGCTATTAACATTGTTATTAGTATTTACGGTTGTACTTGTACTGGTACTTGCATTATTGTTGTTATTAGTATTTGTAGAAGTACTATTTACAGTAGATGTGCTGGTTGCAGTACTGTTACTTGTTGCTGTACTATTACTATTAACTGTGCTTACACTATTAGAAGTGCTATTGGTGTCTACTAACGATTTACTGTCATAACTACCTTGATTGATAATACTAGTAGTTCCTGTTGTCGTTCCTCCAGTTGTGCTAGAGGTCCCACTTGTCGTTTGCGCCAAAGTGCTACCAAACATCATAACAAAAAGTGCCATTGCGGCTACCTTTTTGTTGAACATTTTGTCTCCTTTTTAAATATTACTTGTTATTTATTAAGTGGTTGTCAGGTTATTATCATTTTTATTTTGTCTCAAATGCTCTTTCCGGGGGTGTAAAACCAGTTGAAGTATAACGAGCATATCCTCGAGTGATACGAAGATCATCTATGTAACCATTTAATGAGCCCGAGGCCTCGTCGTACCCGTTTACGCCAAGTATCGGTCTATTGGCATTGCCGCAAACATAGTTATTGGTATCGGTATACGTTGACCCAACTTGCTGCCCGTTAATAAAAAGTTTACTAACACCAGATGCTCTTGCATACGCAATATGATACCATGTCTGAGTATTTATAGTGCCACCTATAATCATTGTCTGCCCAGTTCCATTATATGCCTGTAGTTGATTTGAATTTATTTGCATTGCAAATCTACCTGAACCAGAAGCATCTCCTCCATTATTTGTATCAATTAAATGGCCGTTATTTGATAATGTATATATCCACATTTCAATTGTAAAATCAGCATTACCCATAGAATACAATGCCTGTTGATTGCCCGTTACAGTTACGAAATCTGTGGTGCCATCAAAATACATACTACTTAAACCATACTTATACTGCGTTGTAGATAATTTTACATCGTTAACTGTTCGTAAATTAGTATTCATTGATGCATCATATATACCAGCATTTGTAAAATTACATAACAATTTCGTGTTAGCGATTGCTGTTAATGGTGTTGTTGGCGGAGTAGTATTTGCTGTATATACTGCGGTGCCATTAACAATGCGAACATCTGAAATCCATCCTGTTACATACTCAAAATTGCCAGCACCATTACGACCAATACCCACTACCTGTGAAGAATCAGTTATTGCCAAGGCACCCATATTTAAATCAGGGCCTTTAACTCCGTTAACATATACATTAACCATTGCACCATTACGAACACCCGCAATATGATACCATTGATTAATTTTTGCAGTTGTGCCAAATGTTGAGTAATACATTGTTCCCGCATAACCTACTGCAGCAAATGGAAAAGATGTATTGGTTAGTCCAAGTACAAAACTCATTGAGCCTTGATTGCCAGGAGCATCACATGTTCCGATAAAAACTTGTTGCGCTACACTGGATAAATATACCCAACATTCAATAGTAAAATTATTAGTCCCCATAGTGAATGCAGTTGAATCTGGTATAGTTAAAGCATCACTGCCGTCAAGATATACAGATCCGCTATAGACATCTGCCGGATATGATCTGTCAAAGGCATAAGGAGAGAATTTAAGTACCTTAGGAGCACCGCTCAATGTTATCGTATGATTATTTGTTGCATTATCTTTAAATCCGTAAGATTGACAAGTTAATAATACTGTATTTGTTATTGCAGTTAATGGCGCAGTTGGTACAGTATAATTACCGGTATATGCAAATGAACCTTTTAAAATTCTAAAGTCAGATATATACCCAAAAAATTCAGATACAAACTGACTATTTGCTCCGCCTATAACCGCTGCTCGATAATATGCTGTTTGGGTTGACATATTTTGAGACGTAAACGTATTTAACAATACTCCATTTGCAAACAACTTAACAGTTGCACTTGATGATGTTGTTGCATCAACTGTTACTGCAATATGATTCCATTGGTTTTGTGTTATTGCAGATGCTGTAGATGCAAGATCATTTTGTGTACCGGTTCCTGTAGTATACGAAAAATTTAATTTTGACGTAGTTGCTGCAGTTTTCTCTAAATATATTAGCCATCTACCATTTGCGGCAACTGCAGCATATGCTCCAGTAATAGCTTGCCCATATGATCCACCATTGAAGTTTGTAGGATAAATCCACATTTCAAATGAAATAATATTACCTGCAAATCCAGTACCCATTGCAGTATTAAGTGCGGAATCGGGATACATATAACTAGATCCATCAAAGTAATTACTCCATTTAGTACCATACGGAGCAAACGTTCCAGGAGTAGAATCTCCGACACGTGTTATTGCAAAATTATTTGTTGAGCTATCCACAAATACTTTATTGTTTGCATTGTTTGTTCCATTTGCAGATATTAACAATGTGACATATTTGAAATAAGGATCTGTTGCTATAGTAGGTGTTAGGTATCCGGAAAAACTACTTAGAATACTACTACCAACACTATTGGTTGCATAAACCGCAAACACATAGGTTGTATTATAATTCAAACCCGTTATGCTAATATTACCACTTTCTGCACCTTGACGCGTAACAGTTCTATTTTCTGGAACAGTTGTTAGTGTGTAACTTGTAATAGGAGAATTACCGTTAAAACTTGGCGCAGTATATCCTATATTTGCAGCACCATCAGATGCTTCCCACGTAGCCATTATCGGAGGATTTGGAACAGTTAGTGTTTGTACACTATTAGATATTGTCGCATTACCACTCCCCGCAGAATTTGTTGCACTTACAGCAAAAGTATAATTTGTATTAATTGATAATCCACCTACTGTAATGTTTCCGCTATTAACAGTAGCAGTTACGTTACCAGGAATACTTCTTGCAGTATATGAAATAATTGCAGAGTTACCAATATAATCGGGGGCAGTATAAACAATGTCAGCAGCCGTTCCGGAAATTGATCTTGCATATAATACCGTAGGTGCCCCTGGTACATTATATGTAAATATGTTAGATGATGAATTACTTGAAATGCCTCTGCCATATTCATTTACTGCATATACAGAAAAACTATGTGACACATTTGGTGATAACCCTGTTATAGTAATATTACCACTGTTAGCAGTATTCACAGTTGTAGCCGCGCCACCTACATTATTTACTGCAGTATAAGATGTAATTGTCGAATTGCCATTATATGCAGGTGCGGTGTATACTATATTTGCAGTTGAAATAGATGTCAACTCAACATAATTAATTGTTGGCGCCGAAGGATAACTATTTGTAGTAATAGAATTACTTGAAGAACTATTTACACTAGGACCATCGGTGTTGTTAGCAGTCACACTAAAAGTATAGGTTGTATTATCGGTTAATCCATTTACTGTAATTATCCCAGACTCCGAGGAATAAATATCCTGTCTTATTCCCCCGGGATATGCAATCGCAGTATACCCAGTTATGGGCGTATCCCCTGTAAAAATTGGAGCAGTAAATGACACATTTGCACTGGTGTTTGAAACTATGAAAGCAGTCCCAATCGTAGGAGCATCTGGAACACGCAATGTCCCTCGTAAATTAAAGCCCGATGTTATATTAGTTCCCGATATTATCATTGTGTTTATTTTATTAAATTATTCAGGAGTCGTAAAAATAAGTTCTTCCCATCCAACAATGGATTCATTCCATTTATAAGCTTTTCCTTCATCCGTAGGTGAACGCTTTCCATCTGCTGGGTAAGGAATAGGGGGATTCCACAAACAAGTATCTTCATCCATTACCCATGAATTATATGGCTTTGGTGGAATAAACGCATCTCGTTCCCTATCATAAGTATATCCAATACCTGCAAAATTTTTTCGTAATGGAGTGCCTCCCAATTTGTGCATTCCCCCATATGTATTATATGATGTTTGTATCCAAGATGCCGGATCACCAAACAGTCCAGTATTAATTACTTCTTGATCCGCAACAATAACTTGTGCAACTATATTAGTTTCATTAATTTGTGCAAAATGTGCCATTATATTTTCTCCCTACAAAGTAATCGATCCCGATTGCCAGAATCTATAAGTTCTCCATCCGCCAGCTACTGTTACGTTAGGGCTTCCTGTGGTTAAGGTGGCCGCAGGTTCGGAATCAGCGTATCTAATAACTGCAACACCTGAACCGCCTGTATTATTAGTTATTACTCCACCCCAGAATCCTGTCCCGGCGCCAGATCCACCGCCAGTATTAGTTGTGCCATTTACGTTAATAGTTCCTCCGCCAGAACTTGCTTGATTTGCCGCACCTGCTCCGGCACTGGTACCACCACCTGCATATCCAACTGATGAACCAGAAATACTATATGCTAAACCTGGGCCGCCGTTACCACCGCCAGATCCATAGTAACCGCCATCTACACCATTGCCTCCGGCTCCGCCACCTCCTCCGCCTACGGCATTTCCTCCAGCAGCATATGTATCTCCCGCGCCACCGCGATATCCTTGCCCATCAACATTTGATCCATAGTTACCGCCGCTGCCATTACCAGCAGATCCTCCAGATGAGCCGCCATCGCCGCTGATAGAAGGAGTATAAGATTGATTCCCGCCTCTACCACCTCCTATTGCAATTAGATTTACAGACTGACCTACTATTAAAGAGTTTGATCCGTTTGCAAATCCTGTTCCTCCAGACCCAATCGTTACGGCATAATTGCTTCCTTTTAACAATTGAACGTTCGACCCGTTTGGTGGTTTTGGTGTTTCTGTACCATAATATAATAGGCCACCTGCACCTCCGCCTCCATTACAATCATTATATCCGCCACCGGAACCGCCGCCTCCACCTGCTATCAATAACAACTGTGTTGCGATTGGTGTTGGCGCTGTTAATGTGTGGTATACTGCCGTACTAGGTAAACTATTTCCTGAAACATTTGTAGCCACTACTGTAAATTCGTAATTCACATTAGTAGTCAATCCTGTAACTGTAATATTTCCAGAGGTTGTTCTCGTAACTGTTGAATATACAATACCATTTGCATTTGCGGTATAACTTATAATAGAATCGCCACCATCAAAAACAGGGGCAGTATAAACTATATTTGCTTGGCCAATAATATCGCCAGATTTAACATATGATATTGAGGGTGCCCCTGGATTAGTAGTTGCTTTAATGTAGTTACTAAATTCGCTTAATATACTACTACCAATATTATTAGTTGCATAAACGGCAAACACATATGTCTTGCCAATAGTCAATCCCGGCATAAGAATACTACCACTGTTTGCGGTTAATACTGTAGTTGTTCTATTTTCAGGAACACTAACTAAAGTATAACTAGTGATTGGCGTACTTCCTGTAAAGCTAGGTGCAATATAACTTATATTAGCCGTACCACTTAATTGTGACCATGCAGCCATTATAGGTGCATTTGGAACTGTGAAAGTTGTTATACTATTACTTATATTACTATTTGAACTTGTGCCAAAAGCATTTGTAGCAGTTACCACAAATGTGTAATCTGTATTTCTTGTTAGGCCACCTAATGAAATATTTCCGCTATTGGCAGTATTTACAGTTGCTCTTACATTGCCAGGAATACTAGTTGCAGTATAAGATATAATTTCAGAATTACCATTTATTGCAGGTGCGGTATAAACAATATTTGCACTTACTCCATCCCTTGTTTCTGCATATGATATTGTAGGTGAATTTGGGGCAGAATATACAGTAGGATGAATAAAGAACCCATTTGTTAAATTACTCGAAATTCCTCTGCCATATTGATTTACGGCATAAACAGAAAACCCATGTGTTATGTTATTTGCTAATCCGGTTATAGTAATATTTCCGCTATTGGCAGTACTAACTGTAGCAGATACGTTACCCACATTACTTACTGCAGTGTATGATGTAATTGTTGAATTGCCATTATATGCAGGTGCAGTATAAACAATATTTGCAGATGTAGAGGAAGTAATTTCTACATAACTAATTGTTGGTGCGGGAGGATAGCTATCTGTTAAAATTAAATTACTTGAAGAACTATTTGCACTAGGACCATCACTATTATTTGCGGTAACACTAAATGTATAATTAGTATTGTCATTCAATCCGGTAATTGTAATATTAGATGCATTTGGATCTAATATTTCATTTTTAATATTGTCCGGAAAAGATAATGCGGTATATCCTATAATAGCAGAATCTCCGTTTAATACAGGTCCTGTAAATGATATATTGACGCTGTTATTGGATAATACATTAGCAACACCTATCGTAGGCGGTTCAGGCGCTCTAAACTGCGATTTGAGAGTGACCCCGTTTGAAACATTAATTCCGGTTATTATCATTTTAACAGCACAAACAATCCTATGTTAATCATATATTTATGCCTTAACAAATATGAAGATTTTTGGTTATATTTTAGCCTATTCTGTTGACTTTCTAGGCAATTTATATTATAATGAACAATTATTTATTGTGTCTAAAAAGGTTTTTAATGAAGTTCTACACTAATGTGAATCAGTATGGTAACCGTATTCTAGTAAGAGGTGTAAATAACGGTAAGACTGTACAAGATAAAATTGAATTCAAACCAAGTCTATATACTAAATCTCAAAAACAAACTCAGCATAAATCGTTATACGGAGATTTTCTTGAAGAAATTGAATTTGCAGATATTAACGATGCCAAAGATTATGTCAGCAGATATAAAGAAGTAGAAAACTTTCCTATCTTTGGCAACACGAATTACGCATATCAGTATATTACAAAGACGTTTCCGGGAGAAGTAGAGTTTGATATTTCGCAGATTAAAATTTGGTCGTTGGATATTGAAACATCTGCAGAACTTGGCTTCCCCGATGTTCGTGATCCAAAAGAGGAATTGTTACTAATTACAATTCAAGATGCAAATACTAAAGAACTTGTTACGTTTGGAACAAAACATTTCAATGTAACTAAAGATAATCATACTTACATTCAATGTAGAGATGAATATGATCTTTTGCAGAAGTTTGTTCTGTATACGCAGGATAATTGCCCTCATATTTTAACAGGATGGAATCTAGAGTTTTTTGATATTCCATATTTGTGTTCTCGTATTGCTCGTATTCTAGGAGACGAATATGTTCGTAAGCTATCTCCGTGGGGAGTAGTGAAGGCAAAAGAGTTTACCCGTATGAATCGTACAGAACTTACATACGATATTCTAGGTGTTGCTATTCTAGACTATCTTGATCTATATAAGAAGTTTACTTATAGTGCGCAAGAATCATATAAGTTAGATCACATTGCCAAAGTAGAATTGGGTAAAGAAAAATTATCGTATGCAGAATATACTTCATTCCGAGACTTCTATAAAAATGATTGGCAAAAGTTCGTTGAGTATAACGTAATTGACGTAGAGCTTGTCGACCAACTTGAAGATAAGATGAAGTTGATTGAACTGATTCTGACAATGGCGTATGACGCTAAGTGTAATTATGTAGATGTATTCTCAGCTGTACGTACTTGGGATTGCATCTTGTGGAATCACTTGTGGAATCAGAACATTGTTGTTCATCAGCGAGAAGGATTACCAGCAAGATCTATTGTAGGCGCGTATGTACAAGAACCACGTCCAGGACAATATGATTGGGTTGTATCTTTTGATGCGACAAGTCTGTATCCGAGTATTATTATGCAGTATAATTTGTCCCCAGAAACTCAGGTCAAACGAGAGACAAAGAGTACTACTGTAGAACAATTGCTTAAAAACAAATATAATTTAGATGACCTAAAAGAAAAGAACTTGTGTATGTCTGCAAATGGCTTTTGTTATACTAGGGAAAAGCAAGGTCTGTTTCCTGAGATTGTCCAAAAGTTATTTGACGATCGACAAAAATATAAGAAGCTGATGTTAGCCGCTCAATCTAAGTATGAAGAAACAAAAGATAAAAAATGGCAAAAAGAGATTGCAAAATTTAATAACTTTCAGATGGCTCGTAAGATTCAA